ACTTAAATTACTATATATAAGAGTTTTAGACCCTGTTACCGTTTTTAAAAGTGAAGTACCGTTATATACATAAAATGTTATTCCACTTACAGATGTTGTATTATCTCCATAAGTCCATGAAATAGTTATTGTGCTTCCAATAGCAGTTATAGATGGTGTTCCTGGGGTATATAAAGCAGTCGAAGTAACAGTAGATGAAGTACTTGTAGCTGAACCGTAAGAAGCTTGTATTGCGAAACTATAAGTTGTTCCTGATACAACACCTGAATATACGATTTGTGATGTAGTTTGAGACACTAATGTAAGATCACTTGAAATATTTACACCTGAAATTATAGCGGGAGATGGGACAGATCCTATATAAACTGTAGCATTTCCAGCATAAATAACAACAGATGAAATAGTAGGAGTAGATATAGGTGTTGTAATATTTGTTGGATAACCGATTCCCCACTTGTATTCTAAATATTTTTCTATTTCCTGTCTTTGTGAACTTGTAATTGAACTTGTATAGATAATTAGTTCTTTAATATATCCAATAAAATAACGGCTAAAAAAAGAAGAAGACATTGTAACATAAGTATTACCACTGTATACTCCAGCATTTAAACCATCAACGATGTTAAAACCACTAGGAATAACAAAATTTGGTCGAGTATTAATTAATGTTCCATTTACATAGTAACCATTTCCGTTTACAAAATCATTAATATTATCATTATTTAGTCTATTTAGAAATCCTCTTATAGAAAAATCACCACCACTTAATCCTGGAAACGCTACAATCATATTAAAAGTAGATGGATCAGTAACTTGATATACTACGAAAACAGTTGTATTTGCAGTTATGTTTATAGTATTTGCTGTTGTTGCTATTGCTCCTGATGGAAAATTTAAATACGAAGATCCTTGATTTAAAACACATGTAACAGTTTGACCTGTTATAGACATGTTGTTCGCAGTTCCACTTTTATCAACCCAAGTAGTTATAGAAGTGTTATTGTAAGGTAATATACCGTTAGCATTAGGATCAGCAGCATCTACCCATAATTTACATCCAGGTACATTTGTTGGATTATCAGTATACGATAATGGTGGTGAGTTATAGTATGGATGATTATTAGGAAGACTTCCTTGTAATCCCCATTTCCATGCTAAATAACCTTCCACTTGTTGGCGTTGAGTTGTTGTTAATGTAGTGTTGTAAATCAATATTTCGTTAAGATCACCCCATGGTTGTCCTCCACCTCCATATGGATAATTACCAAGACCGTAATATGTATCAGATAAAGATGTAGTAGCATATGCTACTGAACTTAAATTTAAGTCTCCATTTTTAGAACCACTAAATAAACCTGATTTACTAATATTTACAAAAAACAACATTCTTTGTGTTCCATCATTTGTGTAAGAATCAAATTGTTGAAATGCAGTTCCTGTTGCTGTTATATAAGAACCTATTTGAGTTCCATTTGGATTCATAATAATGTGGTGATCATTAGCATAACCTCTTATTAATGTTCTCCAACTTCCATTATTTCCTAAAGGTTTTCCTACAAATACAATAGTTCCACCAGATGTTGCATAGTTATGAGGAACATTTAAATAAAGAGTACTACTTGTATTTTTAAACGATACAGTATTATTTGCGTAAGTAACTGAACTACCATTTGTTGCGTTGTTTCCATTACCTGATTTATCAGTCCATTGAGTTACATTTGTTGTTCCTGTAACAGTTGTTGGATCCGCAGCATCTAACCATAATTGACATCCAGGAATAGTATTAGGAACAAAAGAAAAGGTATATGATGTTGGTGGTACATTATAAAATGGATGACCTGATGGAAGATTTCTCTGTAGACCCCATTTCCATGCGAGATAACCTTCAGTTTGTTGTCGTTGAGAAGTTGTAAGTGCTGAACTGTATATTAACACTTCGTAAACATTTGCATATAAAGCACCCCATAAAACACCAGGAGTTCCTCCAATAATAGCACCTGCCCAACTAGATAATGGTACACTACTTTGACTTCCACTTGCACCAATAGATCCACTTAAAAATGAGTATTTATATGAAGTAGATGTAGAATACATGAAACAACTTAACGTCGGAGGTTCTCCTGAAGTATATGCTGGAAGTGACGTATCTAAATCGTTTCCGTAGAAAGTAAATCTCCACCCTGATGGAGAACCATAAGGTTCATATCCAATAAGTAAATTCTGATTTGTTGCTTGTGCACTTCCACGAAATATAAAATTTTCATTATTGTTAACTCTTTGTGAAATGAGAAAAATTGTAAATGATGAGTTTATTATTGAATTTTTAATAGTATCTGGAATAGTAAATTGTTGAGAACTTCCAAGAAATTGAACTGCTTTTAATGAAGATGAATACGGTGGATTGTTTGCACCTGAACTTAGTAATGATATACCACTTCCACTTTTATCAACCCATGCAGATAAACCAGAACCATCTGAAGGAACTATTCCATTTCCATTAGGATCAGCACCATCTAACCAAAGCACGCAATTTGTTAGTGGAGGACTCGTGGGAATATAAGGAACTGTAGATGCAATAGACACATTACCATTAGAATCAGTTGCAGTAATTACAATATCGTATGTTGTTCCTACAGTTCCAGTAAATGATGAAGTTGTAGTTGTTAATCCAGAAACGACAGCGTATGATATTGTTTGACAAGCATTATAAAATGTAAATTTTATTCCGTTTAATAATCCAGAATAATTCCAATTTACTGTTACTGTGGTTCCACTTGCCGTTACAGTTTGTAAAGTTGGTGTATATAGAGTAGTAATATTTGAATTACTTGAACTTGTAGCGTTTGTTCCAGTTGCTGTTACTGTAAAACTATAATTTGTGTTTTGAACTGCTCCTGAAAATACAAATAAATTATTATTAGTTGATACTGAAGTTAGACCAGTAGGAGTAGAACAAGTTAATGTAATTCCTGCTGAAGGTGCAGCACAACTGACGTTTATGTTTCCTCCATTTTGGAGTATAGAATTTATAGTTGGAGCAGATATTGATGTTACAGATGTAGTTGTAGAAGAACTTATAGTGCTTCCATAATTATCAGTCGTAACCACATAAAATGAATAACTTCCTATTGTAATAGGAGGTGTCGTATAAACGTATTTATTGTTTCCTCCGACAGTAGTAGTAGGAGGTGAAAAAGGTATAGTTGTGTAAAGTGTAGATGAACTATCATAAACTTTAAAATTAGAGATATTTGTTGAACTAGAAGGATAAGTAAATGTAATGTAAAAATTACTACCAATAGCATTTGGTGTACTGACTGTAGCAGCTGTTGTTAAATCTGTAACAACTACAGTAGAAGAAGGAATACTTGTATGTGATGGACTAACTGCAACTACATAGTTACTATAGGTTGTTCCAGAAGTTTGATTATATGTATATGTTGTAGTTGGATGATTTACAGAACCATTAGAATACCCATTTACCCAAATTGCGTAAGAAATTGGTGTAACAAGCGAAGAAGCAGGATAAGACCAATTTACTGTAATAGTAGATGTTCCGTTTGCAGTAGCAGTAACATTCGTTGGTGTATTAATAGTTGTAAAATTTGAAGAATTAATTGAAGTAGAACTAGTTCCAGTTGAACTAATCGTGAAAAAATATTGTTTATCTGCAGAAGCACCTGTAAAAGTAAATTGTGGATTTGTTAATGTTAATCCAGTAGGAGTGTTTATAGATAGAGTTCCGTATACAGTAGATGCACAAGTAACAGTTATTGTTGATCCAGATTGTACTATAGAAGTTATAACTGGTGTAGAAGTAGGTGTAACATTGAAAACAGATGTAATGTTTGAAGCGACATTATTTGAAAAAGATTGAACCTGTATACTTTCCTGTGTTCCAACTGTTCCAGTATATTTACAAGTTGTTACATTTCCAACATTATTTGATCCCGTTGATGTGTATACATAATATGTAGTGGCATTTGTTACAGTGTTCCAACTTACTGTTATTGTAGTTCCAGATGCACTTGCAATCAATCCTGTTGGTGCTGCCAACGGCGTTACATTACTTGTAAGAGATGGAGCATAAATAGTGTAAGGAATAGAAATTGTATCTTGGGTAACATTTGATCCGTCCGATGATCTTATAAATTTTCGTGTAAAGTTAGAATTACTTGAAAAACTAGAAGATACGGTAAAAATATAATTTGAGCCAATTGATGCGTTATTGAAAGTAACAGTTTTAGTACCCGCAGTAATACTGTTTGAACTAAATGTTCCATCTGAACTTTGCACTGAATAAGTACAACTTCCTTTATCAGAATCATTCCAATTTACCGTAATTGAACCTCCACTCGCAGTTACTGAAGAAATGGAAGGTGGTTTTACGTAAAAAGGAAAACTGCTAGAAATAGTATTAGAAATATACGTTTTTTGACTGTAAAATTCAGCATAATAATTACCTGCTGTTCCAGATGATATTGGTGGAGGATTTACATTTCCAGAATATTGAACAACAACATTTGATGAAGAACCTCCTGTTGTGTTTAAATTAGTTCCATCAGGATAGTGAGACCATTGATCTGTAGAAATAACATTTGAAACAGTAGCAGCATATACTCCGTTCACAAGACTACATGAAGCAGTTATAGCATTGCTAAGTGTTGGAAACCCATATACATTAATAGATGATGATGCCGGACTTGTTAAAGTTCCGTATCCTGCTGAAACTGTAAAACTGTAATTTCCGGAGTTTGGAAAATTTGTTAAACTAGCAGTTTTTCCATTTCTTATTAAAGTAGTTCCTGATGGAATTGGACTTATTGTAAATGCTATAACATTTGTATTTGCTTCATCCCAAGTAAAGTAAACAGTACTTGAAGTAGACATAACAGCACTAAAATTTGTAGGAGCAGGAACTGGAACTGAAACTGAACCAGTTGTTCCTGCTGAACTTGTATCTCCGTTAGCATCGGTTGCAACTACTGAAAATGTGTATGTTCCAGGAGGAACATTTGTATATGTAGCAGTTATAGAAGAACTAGGAGCAGGATCTGTTAAACCAGTAGGTGAAGAAGTTATAGTATATGAATTAGCATATGTTATAGCAGGCCATGTAACTGTTATACTTGAATCTGTTTTTGTTGCTGTAGGAGCAGGAGTTGCTAAAACATATATAGTTGCTGAGTTTACAGTTGCTGATTTAAAACTACTTGTATTTGAGGCAACTAATGTAAAGTTACAGGAGCCAACAGCATTACCTGTATTATTATAAGTTGTAGAAGTTGTAGTATAATTGCTACCATTTCCTATATTTGAAATTAAAAATGAACATCCACTAGTAACTTCTGACCAAGAGAAATTAATTATAGAACCAGTGCTACTTACAACAAAATTTGTAGGTTTAGCAACAACAATTACTCCATTACTAGATGAATAAGAACTAGTTGATCCTCCTGGTAAAGATGAACGTATAAAAAAAGAATAAGAACCAGCAGCAAGATTAGGAATTGTAGTTGATGTTGTTCCAGAAGCAGCTGAAATATAATTATATGGTGGAGATATTCCATAGCAAATATCAAATGAAGATCCTTGTGTAGATTCTGTCCAGTTTAAAGTAGCAGTTGAATCAAGTGTTGTTACTGTAAAGTTTTGCGGTCCTGCTAATGTTACAGTTCCTGTAATAGATGCTGATGTAGATGGTATTGATTGTGAAATAGAAGTAACATAAAATGTGTATGTTCCTAATGGAATACTTGCTAAAGAATATGTTGTTGCTGTAACACCAGTTGTTGTATTATTAAACGTATTTGAAACATTAAAAGTAGCACCAGGAGTACTGTTATTCCAGTTAACAGTAACTGTAGAACCGTAAGTAGAAGTAGTTAAATTGTAAGGGGGTGTAGTAGTTACATTGACAGTAATATTACAAGTTGTGCTATAAATACCAGAGTATATTGATGTAATATGAAATATTTGTGATCCTACAGCTACAGTTGGAAATGTGGCAGTATTTGTATTTACAGTTTGAACAGATGTTGTTCCGTCTCCAGAAACAGTATATGAATAACCATTTCCTACTGGACTTGTCCAATTTAAATTAACAGATAACCCTGTAACAGTAGCAGTTACACCTGCTGGCTGTGTAGGAGCTACTTGAATATTAGCAACTGAACTATAAGTTGATAATCCACAAAGAGTTGAAATAACTTGAAAACTATAATTACCTGGTGTAGATACTGTATACGCATAGGGACTCGTAACATTTGATGCAATAATACCACCTCCGTAACTAATACTTGCTATACTATTAGCAGTTGTTCCTGTCCAAGTTAAAGTAATATTAGTTTGCACTGCAGTAATCGTAACAGTTGGACTAGCAGGTTGAAGTATATTTACAGTATAAGCAGTACTGGTTTGTCCTAAAATACCATTTGAACGACATGCAGCAGTGAAAATCAAAGGAGTTGTAGATCCTGGACTAAATGTTGTTCCTGTTGGATAAGGAATTAAAGCTGTATTCACTGTATCAACTCCAACATATGAAGTGTTGTTACTACATTTAACATAGTAATCAGTTATTCCAGGAATAAGAGCACCTAATGATTGAGCACTTGAAGCAGTAATATAGATATAACTCTGATCATAATAACCGTTAGTAATAGTTGCAGATTGTGGAGGAACCGTAAGTGTAACGGAAGGTGTAGGTCCGGTCCAAGTTATAGTTGTACCTTGACCATTGGTTAAAGTTATACTATTAAACGTATAAGTAGTACTTCTAATTCCTCCATTATAAACTATAGTTGTCTGTGCATTACTTGTAGGAGATGTAACTAAAGTTAAACCAGCAGGTGTTGCTACGTTCCAAGTTCCACCAGTAGTAGAATAAAGATTTAAAGTTATATTGTTATTTGCATAGTCTCCTGCTGCTCCTATATAACTTGATGTTACATTTACTATTGATCCCGGTGGTGTTGATTCAAACCCAGCATATCCTGGACGCACATTGGCGAACGGATGAGATGGAGGTAAAGAGAACGATGCCATTGTTATCTCACATTAGTAGTTTTTTAATTTTAATTAAACCATTTCCAATAAAGATAACCTTCAATTGATTTACGTTCACTATCTGTTAAGTTTCGTGAATAAGTTATCATTTCGTGAAGATGAAATGATTTAGATATAGTATCTCCAGAACAATCTCCTATTACCCATGGTGTTGGTGCTATATTATTAGTTACATTTGATGTACTAGATAATGTGTTAGCAAAGACCATGTTTCCATTAAGTATATTCCCACTTGAATTAGCAAATAACTCAAAAGTAGTTCCGCAAATTGTTGAATAGTTTCCGACTGTTAAATTGGTTATACCTGTTCCTGCAAATACATATGGAGAATAAACAGAAGTGCTTCCATTACCTGCGTAAAATGCAAAAGAATTGCCTGCCGTAGCAGTAGTTGCAGTAGTTAATTGTCCTGTTGAAATTAACATGTAAGAAAGATTTGGAACAGATGCTACAATAAACGAAGAAAATTGAGTCCCTGATGCTCCACTATTATATAAACTTTTCATTGAAGTTCCAGGACCGAAATATACAGAAGGTCTTGATGCTAATCCGAAGTTCGATAATAATGGTAAGACTACAGAGTTTGGTAAAAAGTTATTTATAACAGGAGATTTATCTGTCCATCCAACTACATTACAACCGATATTAGATATGGTATAGGAGTCGTCTGCGTCTATCCATAAAGTAAGAGATGATATATCTGTAGGAAAGGAAATCTCATTTATATCCGTTAAAGTTTGAAGGGTGGGTGCTGATAAATAATAAGGATGAGTAGTAGGAAGATTTGATTCAATACCCCATTTCCATGCTAAATATCCTTCCATAATTTGACGAAATGGTGTTTCAAGATAGGAATTATAAATACATAACTCTCCTAAATTGAAATTTGCTCCATATCCAGAATCGTTTCCTATATAAAATACATTGTTTGTGGATGTATTGTTATATGTTATTGAACCTTGTGTAGTTGATAAAAGCGTGTTTCCGTTACATGAAAGATAGACCATATTTCCACCATACCAAGCCCAATAAACTATAGTAGGAGATGAAGATGTTAAACTTAGAGTAGGTCCATAAAAACCAGAATTTGATGGATTATACGTTTGTAGAGGACTGTTTGCGTTTGTTGGACTATTGAAACCAAGAGCAGGACTATTATTGCTCCATGAAAATAATGCAAGTTTACTACTTTGATACTGTGAAGGTGTAAAGACTATTGAAATAGCACTTCCTTGTGGTGGAACATTTAAAGTTTTATAGATAAAAGGATTTGATGAAGAAGTAATTGGATTATTACGATTTCCAGCAAAGTAAAGTGAAGGTAAAGTTCCGATACTTGATAAAGTTAGAATACTTGTATTACCACCAATTGTAAAAAGACTTGATGAAGCTTTATCGCTTATACTTGTAATGATATTACCACTTTTTGTATATTGCGTAGTATCTGCCATATCCAACCATAAAAGAAGACCCGTGTATATATTAGGAGCAATGTTTTGAGGAACAACTTGTTCTCCTGAAGGTGGAAAACTTTTGTAAGGATGACCGATTGGAAGAAAGTTTACTAAGTTCCATTTCCATGCTAAGTATCCTTCAATTTCTTGTCGTTCAGTTGTTGAAATAGCACGATTATAAGTAATAATTTCGTTCACATGAAAGTTAGAAGATGTAAAAACAGAATATTGATTGGTTGATGTTCCTAGAACATAAGGTGTATTTGTTATGGTATTTTTTAGAGCTTTAATACGATTATCTAAGTTTGCATTAAAGTTATAATTTCCTGTTATACTATTTGTTATTCCATCGCAAATAGCAATTGAAACATTAGGAAGAGTATAAGCAGTAATATTTACGCTCCAATACGTATCTCCGTAAGCGTATTGATAAGGAGAATAAACTGTTCCATTTGATTGTGCTAATCCAAAAGCACTTCCTGAAACATCATTTCCTACGGAAAATCGCATGGTTGAACTAATTTGAGGACATTGATAGAGCATGATCATTGTTTTAGAAGAGCTTGGTGGTGATACATAGTATGGATGACTTGTAGGAAGATTTGTTTGTAATCCCCATTTCCATGCGAGATAACCTTCGATTTGTTGGCGTTGTGAAGTAGAAATCGAATAATTGTAATGTATAATTTCTCCAATAATAGCATTATCTCCGGTTACAGTATCCCAACGACCGCTAAACCATATTGGTGTCACTATGGTAGAATTTCCAACCGGAGTAATTGTTGTAGTTGATCTAGGTGTTCCATTAATACAGTAATTAGTTGCTTGAGTTCCTCCTCCATATCCAATAGAAAATATACACCACTGGTTCGTAGGAATAACTTGTGTTCCGAGAGGGAGAACAGAGTCGTTAAAAGTAGGATATCCAATAAAATTATAGAGACCATAATTGAATGAAGCAACATATCCATTATATCCAGTTGATCCAGCACAATAAAACCAACTTGGAGTTTTAATAACAAAAAATATAGTTGCATACGCCGTCCAAGAAAAAATAGGAATAGTCATGACTTGACTATTTGTCGCAATTACACTCAAGTTATTTTGTGTTGACTTTGTGATTGTTCCTGTTGTTAAAGGTGATTGAGTAGCAATATAACCATTTCCAGATTTATCGGCCCATGATACTACACGCGTACCTGACATACCGATAGTAGAAGAATCAGCACCGTCTAACCATAACTGACAACCAGGTATACTAGTAGGAAGAACTGATGAAACAAAACCTGAATTGTAAATAGACTGCATCTGTGCTCCATTTTGAAAATAGATAGAGGGTTGATTCAATGTTGTAGTAGACACAATTGGATAAATGTTAATAGGATTATTTTTGTATGGATGATTTACTGGAAGATTTCCAACTAATCCCCATTTCCATGCAAGATATCCTTCTATTTGTTGTCGTTGTGAAGTAGATATCGAATAATTGTAATGTATAATTTCTCCTACTTGAAGATTTCCATATATACTACCATTCCATCCATTTATTATAAATGGACCTGTTTGAGAACCTGATACAGGTGTTACTGGATTTGCATTATATGGTGTTCCGTTAATACCGTAGTTAGTAAGATAAGAACCATTATTGTAACCAATTGTAAAAATAAACCATTGATTTGCTGGTGCTACTGGTGTAGGAGTTCCTCCTGATGTATAATTGGGATCTCTTGTAGAAAGATTTGGATTCGTTCTATAAATTAAATCCCAGTTTCCTGTAAAAACAAGTGCTAACGGATTAGTTCCAGTTCCTAATCCCATCAACATTTTTCCTAAATCATGTTTACAAACAATAATCATAGTAAAAGCGTATTGCCAAGTAAAATTAGGAATTGACATACGAACATTAGGTAAGTAAATAGTTGAATTACCGTTTTGAGATTGAAGTGTTACAGCAGTATCTACAGGAGTTGCACTAAAATTATTACCGCTTTTATCATTCCAACTAGTGACAGATGTTCCAGACTTAACAATTGTAGAAGAATCTGCTGCATCTAACCACAAATAAAGTCCAGAAACAGATTTAGGAGTAAAAATAGGTGTAGGTGATGTAATGATTGGAAATGAGTTATAATATGGATGACTTGTAGGAAGATTTCCTTGTAATCCCCATTTCCATGCTAAATAACCTTCAATCTGCTGTCTTTCTGTTGTTGAAAGAACTCTGTTAAATACTAATATTTCAGATGTATTTGTATATGAAGTTGCACCTGTAACAATTGTTCCATGATATTCACCACCTAAAGAAAAACCTGGACATCCTGAACTTCGTGTATAAGAAGATACTTGTACTGATCCTGTATTACCGTTTACATATGAATTTAAAGTTCCTGTACCTGTTTCAGTATAAGACATCAATCGTAATGGATATTTATCTGAACTTGTTGATGTGCTATAATCATTGACGTAATTTTGATAAATACCTCCATAAAATCTTGATTTAGGAAAATCTGCATCAATATATAAACCAAATCCAGTTGTACTTGTCCAACTCCAATCACTTGGAGAAACAGGAGAAGCAGCAAAAACAGTTTGATTAGTATAACTTAATTGCGATAATGCTACTATGAAAAATGTATACTGTGTTAAATCTACTGTTGATGTAGAATTTGAATATGTCATATAAGAACCATTCTGATATATAGAACTTCTTCCTTCGTATGTTGAATACGTTGTTGTTCCAGAACCAACCGTTAAGTTTCTAGAATTTCCTGATTTATCTCCCCAAACTGATATAGATGTATTATTAGCCGGAGGAGCAGTTCCATTTCCGTTAGGATCAGTAGCATCTAACCATAACTGACATCCAGGAATATTTGTAGGTAAAAAACTTGTTGTAAAATCTGTTACAAGATTATTTCCTTTTCCCGATTTATCAGTCCAAGTAGTAACGTTTGATGTTGATGTTGTTGTTATAGTTGTTAAATCTCCTGCGTCCATCCATAAAGAAAGTCCAGATAGACGAGACGGATTAAACCTCTCTTCATTCAGAACCTTGGACATCCCTGTTATGTAATCATTGTAAATTTTACATCGCGTTCATAACTTTTTGAATAGATACCACCGATACTCCCGAATGAACCGAAAACTCTTTCAAGAATCGTCTCATTTCTACCTTGTTTTTTCCCGTCGATAACACTTTTGATATGAGTCCTGCTACCATAACTTTTGGCGTATGTTCAAGTTCTTCGTCTGGAGACTTAAACACATCATTGATCGCATCCAATATCTCTGTTCGTTGTTGTTCGTTCACCGACAAACCGTTCATCATACGGTCCGCCAACGAAAGTTGAGTTTTTAGTAAGGGATTCTCTTCTGCTTGAATACCGAATTGCTGAATTGCCTTGGACAACGAGCGAGTTGATACATCAAATATTGACGCTATTTCCTCGTGTGTTCGTGATACTCCAAATCGACGACACGCCACAAAGAACACTGCTCCCATTAAAGCACGACGCGTTTCCCCTCGAAGTTTAAGAGCATCTTCTTGTGAGCGAAACAATGCACATGCTTCTTGAAGGATGGCCTTTGTAAATCCATGGCGATACGAATACTGATTCAGTATTTCCATTGCCGATAACCATGACCGTTCGGAATGGGATGCGAGAGACCATGCCGAAAGTCTTTGAATATTTTTGAAAGCGGGTGAGTTCACTTTCTTGTTCATCATCATTGATCCGTAAGATGAGTCTGGTAGTAATGAATTGATTGATAAACCTACACGCGTAGGATCTTCATGTCTGTCTTCTGCTCCGTAGTATCTCCATTCTGCTCCTTCGTCGATTACTTGTTCAAATATTATTCCACAGCAAGTGCATACACGCTGACCTTCTTCCACAATCAGTTGCTTTTCTGGATGATCGCACATTTCTTGCCTATCTTCTATTCGCAAACATATGAGTCCATTTTTAACGATTTACAGACGACTCTGTAAATAGTTCATTGCCGAATCATCATACACAAACGGACGATAATCTGCTCCTGTTTTTGGAGGTGCCCTTAATCGTGGTTGTTGATTTTGCGGTTTAATCCAGGAAATGACTAGAGTTAAACTGTTACTGACCCATACTTGAAATCCTTGTTCCAATAAAGCATCCCGAACATATTCGACTGCTTCTCGATGATCGTAAAGAGGATATCCAAATACAAAAGAGGGAACATCGTAGGCAAAGTAAGGTGCTTGGGGGTTTTGGATCGCGTACAGTTTAAGTTGAGAACACAGATTAGACAAAACTGGACGCATGGCTTGCATTTTAGAACTCTTGCGTTCCTCT